CTTATGAGGGCAGTGCTTTCTCCAGAGAGCTGAACCAGCAGGAGGAGGATTTACACAGCCTCAGAGTTTCCTCTTCACAGGCACGAAACCTCCATAGGGATGCCTGGACTTGAACCAGGATGACTCCGTTATAAGCAGAGCGCATTGACCTTTATGCGACACCCCCAATTGAATCAAGAGCCTTCTTCGTGATCTGTGTGGAGACGTATCATTTCATCATCCACTGTCGATTCTACTGCGTACTTTATGGTTTCATTATAAGGAACTATAACTGCACTTTTATGTCCATCTCGTATGATAAAAGATTCTCCATTTTCAACTCTATCCATCAGATTATCAAAATTTGATTGAAACTCTTCGATAGTAAATGATTGAAGTTCGTTTAGTTCTTGATTCATTTTCATAAAGTTATTTTATGAGTCGGGGCGACAGGGATCGAACCTGTGACCTCTGGTTCCCAAAACCAGCATTCTACCGCTGAACTACGCCCCGTTGATCCGTTATTTATTTCGGTGTATAAGCATTATACCTAGAATCGGAGCAACTGTCAATCCTGCTCCGCAGAGTCCTAACCAGATTGGACTTGCTGCAAGTATTTCAACTAGATGAAACATTAGTATCCTCTCCAAGATTTAAATTCGTAATAGAAGTATTGGTCTACATTATTATCTAAAGGAGCATCTTCTTCTTTATGTGCCCACTCAACACAGAACTCTACAATACGACAGTCGTGTAATGAACTGTGTCCCCACATTCTCACAAAAGCAGAAGCAGCAAAGTGATATCTCTGCCTAGTGTGCGGTTCCATTTCCCTTATAGTCTTTGGAGTCATAATACCCTCCTCTTGTTCCGAAATAGAGTGTTGCTAAAACAAATGGGACTGAAGCAAATAACAATAGTTTTCCTAGTAACATAACTTTTATTGTGGATATGCGTTATTAAGTCCCCATACAACAAAACATCCAATCGCACCTAAAATCGTTATTGCGCTAAAAACTAAATTAGTATTCATCATTCTCGTCCTCATAAGTAGATGGTTCTTCAAATAGTTCTTCTATTTTTTGTTGTGTAACTCTTCTTTGGAGTTCTTTTAAATCTTCTTCTGTAAGAGAGATCATTTGTCCTTGAGTAAGTCTTCTATTCTTTTACGCATATTTGAACTTTCCTGTTTCATATAGTCTCGGAGAGAATATCCTCTTTGACCTCTCATAATACAAGTGCCTTGATAGAACATCGTGGCGGCAAATACTAACAGGAAAACAATACCGATTAGTTCAGGGTAATGTTGAGCCATGGTAATACAGGCGGAATAACACCCACTAGTCGGAGGAGTCCTTCAGCAAATAAAGCAAGGACCACCCAACCGACGCACATACTAATGATAGAAGCATTACGGTTGTGTCTTCGTATAGCAGCATCAATCATCTCCTGAACTTCAGAACGGCTTACAAACTCGTCTTGAGGTTCCATCACTTCTCATCTCCAAGAAACTTCGCAAGTGGGTCTTTTCTGGTCTTTACGATTTCAACAGATCTCTTGTAGAACATATTGTCCGTATTACCAGACGTTTCAAACGTCTCCTTGATCTTCACCCAATTGTCGTAGGTGCGTTGATCCATAGGGTTTTAGATTGAATATTATTAGTTATACTAGTGAGTACTTCTACTTTGTCAAGTTTGTGTTGATACAAAAATATAGATTAAGAAAATCTAAAATCTTGTAATAATTGTAACGGAAGCGACTGGATTCGAACCAGTGGAGGTCTTACCCTCATTTGTTTTCAAGACAAACGCAATAAACCGGACTCTGCCACGCTTCCAATAAAAGTCCTCAACGGACTTCAAAATCTAAACGTCTAACTTTACGTTGACGCCTTGCTTCCTGAAAGGCAAGGTCTTCACTAGTTAGAACACCAGATTTTGATTTATGACTATAAGAGTTTAGCATAACAACAGAAGATAAGTCAACTGCTGAAATCTTATCTCCACGAATGGTTGCCATATTTGGACAACCACAAGTCACAGTTTTCGTAGGATGCCCTTCTAACTCCTTTCCACAGGAGCGGCATCTGATTCTTAAATTTTCCATCTCTATAATAAGTTAATTATTTTTCAGTAAATGAACGAAGCATCCAAACGAACTTACCGTGTGCTTCATTTAAATCATCAAGAAGGTTAACTGTTCCTCTTGACTTCTGTTCGTCTGCTTCAACAGCAGCATCAGAAAGCATTGTAATTATTTTTTGATGTCCATCAATCAAGTCACGAATCATTTCCATTTCGGAAATATTAGACTTTGCTTCACCAATGCCAGAAACTTCTACTACTCGGGATAAAGAACTAACTGGTTTAATTTCCAGGAATCTCATATGCTCAGCAATACGATCAACTTCTTCTTGAAGGGCAAGATACTGCTCACCAAATAAATCGTGAATCTGCTTAAAGTCAGGTCCAACAATATGCCAGTGATAAACCCAAGTCTTTTGAAAGAGAACAAAAAGACTTGCCTGAGTATCAGAAAGTAATTTATATAACTTTTCCATTATACCAGTTTTTTAGGTATTTATAATGGGCGATGACGGATTCGAACCGCCGACCAATTGCGTGTAAAGCAACTGCGCTACCGCTGCGCTAATCGCCCAATTAAATCAATGCTTATCCATAAGATATTCCACAGTATTTGCTACATCATTCATAGCATCCCGTAGATGAGTTTGTTGTCCAGATTCTTGCTTTACGATTGGACGATGATCATCAGTCAAGGTCCAACGCCAGAGATTCATATCCTTACAGAACCAAAGATTAATTTTCATTCTTGAAATACTCCAGTTCTATCCATTTAAGAAGGGTATTATAAGAATAGATTGCTGCTTCATTGCAGTTATTCTTTTGCATGTCTTGGATATAAAATTCAAGTGCCTCAATGACCATTTGGCGGTCCATCTGGGAAATAAGAGACATAAACCTCCTAACTCGTTTCTTATAATACATTAAAAAGGGGGTTTTGTCAACCCCCTTATGTATCACTTCTCACCCATACCGATTTGTTGGACTTTCAAACGGGCACGATTCAGGACCGAGCCAGCAAGGGGAACATAACCCAGATCATCAGCAATTGACTGTGCCTTGGAACTCAAAGCATAGTTGATAGCGTCACGAACTGCCTGTGCCTTACCAGGAGCATAACCACTCTTATAGGCAAGAATCCAGGTCAGAGTGGAGATAGGATAGGCACGGGCACCTGCTGGGTTGGGATCTTCACCAGCAAGCGTCACAGGGTCCAGTTTGATGCCAGTCAGGGCAGCAGCACCAGTCACAGCAGAAGGACCGACAAACTTACCTGCCTTGTTCTGGAGCACAGCAGCTTGGAGTTTGTTAGCACGGACGAATCCAGTATTCAGATAACCGATACCACCAGGAGTGTTGGAAAGAGTTCCAGCAACACCCTCATTACCTTTAGCACCAATACCAGTAGGCCAGTTGATTGACTTACCTACGCCAGCAGTCCAACCACCGAAAGCATCCAGAGAGTTGGTGAATGCAAAAGTAGTTCCAGAACCGTCCGAACGATGGACAACTCGCATAGAACCAGCAGCACAACCGACTTGCTTATAGTCAGTAATAGTGCCAGAGAAAATATCAACAACTTGTTTTTGAGTCAGTTTCAGTTTGCAACCAGGTTTGTTATAAGCAACAGCAATCGTTCCGCCAATCATAGGAATCTGAACGACACCACGCTTGACCTTTGCTGCTTCTTTTGCCTTGATAGGTTCATCAGAAGCACCAAAATCAACAGTTCCAGCCACGAACTGACGAATGCCAGCACCCGAACCAACGGACTGATAGTTTACTCTTTCACCAGTGGCACCAGCATAATCCTGGAACCAACGCTGGTAGATAGGTGCGGGGAAAGTGGCACCAGCACCATTAATAGCAGGTCCAGCAAATGCAGCAGCGGGAGCAAGAGCAAGACCGATTGTAGCAATGTGTTTGAGTTTCATAAGAATTAAAAACTTCTTTGTAATTGTACTTGATTAAAGTTAAGAGAAAGTTAAATGTCACCAAACACCAAAAAACCTCCCCGAAAGGAGGTTTAGAGGTATCAGGTTACTATCAGAACCTAAAGGTCGTCTGAATCACACCACCATAGTTAGAAGAGTTTTGCTTCAAACCTTGGTTGTTAGACACATAGAACACAGCAGGAGTCACGCTGATAGCATCACTAACTTTATAACGATAGAATGCTTCCCACATAATTGCCTTCTGATCAGCAGCAAGAGAAGCAGCATTACCAGGAGCACCGATGGCAAAACCAGCAGCATTACCCTTGGCAAACACATCGCTCCATTGAAGACCTGCCATCCAAGTTTGTGAATCGGTGGCACCAGTAGGAGTCGTGCGGTTGTTGGACAGACTTACAGTGTTCCAACCATAAGCACCACTCACAGAAGGAATGATACCCGACTTCTTGGGTTGCCAATAAGCGTTCAGAGCATAACCATTGGAGGTTTGGTTAGCGCCAAGAGCACCAGAACCACCACCCAGAGCGTTGAAGTTACGAACACGAGTACCTTCAGTACCATAGCGATAACCGAATGCGATACCGTACTGAGGAGCACGATAACCAACTTGAGCAAGAGTGTTCAGAGAACCATCTTCATCAAACTGACCTTTGGTAGAATCGTTTCCGTTCTGGGCAACATAGTTCACACCAGCAACGAAACCGCCTTTACCCTTCTTACCAGGTTGTACCCACTGAGCACCGAAACCAGAACCAGTTGCCTTGTTGTAAACACCAGGAGCACCAGCAACTGAGAAGAAGTCCAGAATATCAGACTTGTATGCAGTAGGAACCCATGCCATTTCCGTGTTACGAACCAGAGCACCAGCAGTCAGGGTTACACCCTTAGCAAGTCCAGGAAAGCTGTAGTACAGACGATCAAGAGTAACTTGGTTTGCATAGGTTTCTGCCTTGTCCAGTTTGAACAGAGAAGATGAAGAACCGAAAGGTTGTGAAGAGAAGTTGCCAGAACGCAGACGGGTCTTGAGTAGATCCTTACCAGTGAAGGAAGTATCAAAACTCAGGCGGAGGTCATAGTTAAAAGCAGTGTTGCCGACATTGCTGCTGTTAGCAAGACGAGCACCATCTACACCACCCAGAACAAAGGTTGCTTCACCTTTCAGTTTGGTGGTAGTGGAGAACTGCTGTGCCTGAAGGGCAGCAGACTGCTTCTCCAGTTTAGCAACGCGACCACGAAGAACTTGAAGTTCATTGGCGAACTCATTCGCAAGACGATTGAGTTCATCAGTAACTTCAGTCACACGATCAAGACAAGCATTCAGAAGTGCTGCTGCTTCAAAACGGGTCATTGCCTTACCACCAAGGTAAGTTCCGTTTTCATAACCAGCAACACAACCATAACGCTCAACCAGATTGCTGAGTGCCTGATATGCCCAATCCGTAGGACGGACATCAGTAAGTTGAGAGACACTTGCTACTTGTTCTGAAGAAACATATTGGTTGACTGCTGCCATATTAAGATCTGCGGCATTCGCAGCAACAGGAGCAACCATTCCCAGAGCAACAGGTGCAAGCATCAGTTGTTTGAGTTTCATAAAAGATTTGTGTTTTGTACTA